GGGGCTTCCCCTGCGCCTCGGCTGCCGCTAAACAAGCCCCTGGCGAGGACCCGTAGCTCAGCTGGATAGAGCGTTGCCCTCCGAAGGCAAAGGTCGCACGTTCGAATCGTGTCGGGTCCGCCAGTTTTTTCAGACGCTTAGCCGCTAAATGCGTGAGTAACGCAGACTTCCCGGAAGCGCTGCGGAAGCAGCGGGTCTCGTAGAGGTCGGACGCTATGGATCTGAAAGAGTTCATCACGGAAACTATCGTTCAGATCCAAGAAGGCGTTCAGGACGCCATCAAGCGCCGTTCCAGCACCGATGACGCGGCTGGCGCTATCAATCCGGTGTTCTTCAAGAGAGATCACAATCCCTACAACTCGACGCTTCGCCAGATGGTCGAGTTTGATGTGGCGCTAACCGTGTCAGATAAGTCGGGTCGTGAGGGAAAGGCGGGGCTTAAAGTCTGGAGCCTCGATCTCGGTGGCGGTGCTAGCAAGAGTGCTGAACGAAGCACGGTGAGCAGGATAAAGTTCAGCATCCCGATTGTTCCGCCGACGCAGGAAGTTCACCCCGCCTCACACGAACAATAGTCCCTCCGGCCTCGCGCCCTCCACCTGATAGATCATCGGCCCGGCTTGGTTTGCCATGGCCCGGCCGATCGCCATGGCGACCGCGGCGGCCCCGTCGATCTTCCCCATCGCCTTGGCCTTGCTGAACTTGATGTTGCCGGCCGCGTCCTGCTCCACCCGGACATTCGCGAAGTTCCATCGGAGTAGCGGATCGCGCCCGGCATGGAACTGCCGCCCTAGGATGGCCCGCTCAATCTCCTTGCACGGCGCCGACATGGAAGCGAACCCCTGACCGAACTGCGCCACAGGTAGCTGATGCTCCTGTAGCCGCTGCAGGAAGCTCACCGCGCCCCAGCGGTCCACCGCGATCTCCCGCACCGGAACCTCGCCGCACAGGTCCACCAGATCCCGCAGGATCTGCTCCTGGTCGATGCTGTTGCCCTCCGTCACCACCAGCCGGCCGGATTCCTTGAACTCGGCATAGGGTTGGTTGTCCGCCACCCGGCGCCGGTATTGCTCGGCTGGGCAGTATTGCCGCCCCCAAACAAGCCAGCCCCCTTCCCCGTCCTCCGCCACGGCATAGACAGCCGCCAGATCGGACACGCTGGCCAGATCCACGCCGACATAGACCGCCCGCCCCGTCAGGTCGGACAGTTCCACCGGCCGCGCGTCCCCCTGGTCGTACACAGCCATGTCCACCCAGGTAACCGCCGCCGAGTCGCCCCAGATGTTCAGATAGAGGCGCTTGAACATCTCGCGCTGGCTGGGGATCTCGGCGGCCCGCCGGGCCGTCATCCGCATCTCGTCCAGGCTGCGGAAGCCCGCTGCCAGAGCCGGATTGACCGCCTGCCAGACCGCCTCGTCCTGCCAGTCGCAGTCGTGGGGCGCTTGGTAGAGCACCGGCAGGAAGGTCTCATCCTCGACCTCGCCGCGCTCCACCTTGAGGGCGTAGTCGTACAGCTCCCAGGCCAGATCACCCCGCCCGTGGCCGGCCGTGGTGGTGACGATGGAAAGCGGACACAGCCGCTTGCCCATAGAGGAGACCAGCACCTCCCACAGTTCGCGGGTCGGCCAGGCGTGCACCTCGTCGGCCAGCAGCATGGACACGCTCAAGCCATGCTTTGAATAGGCTTCATGGCTGATGGCCCGGTAAGTGCTCTCCGAGCGCGGATGGCTGATCATCCGGCGGCTGTCCACAATCCGGGTGGCGCCCGTCAGGTGGGGGTCGGCCCGGATCATGCGGGCAGCGCCGTTATAGGCAATGCTCGCCTGCTCCCGATCGGCGGCGGCGCTGATCACCTGCCCGGCAGCATCCCGCTCCGGCCCCATCAATCCCAGCAGCGCCAGGGCACTGGTCAGGGTCGTCTTGCCGGAGCCGCGGGGCAGCAGCATGAAGACGGTGCGCACCTTCCGCAGGCCGGAGGAGTGAACATCGCCGAAGACCTTGCGGATGATCCGGGCCTGCCAGGGGTGGAGCTTGAACGGCTGGCCCGCCAGCGCGCCCTCGGTGTGGCGCAGCTTCTCCACAAAGCGCACCGCCCGCTCGCCGTGGCCCAGAGGGTCCGGGATCTCGGCTTCCAGAAAGCGGGAACCCGTCAGGCAGCCAGCCGCGCTCACGCCAGCATCCCCTCCCAGGGATCGGCCTTGGGCGCGTCGGTGAATTTGCCCCGCCGCTGCGGCGTCAGGCCCAGCTCGGCCGCGTAGAGCCGCACGTCGCGCATCGCGATGCTGAGCATCTTGAAGGCGGGATGGCTGGCCGGGCCGTTCTTGCCCTCAACCACATGGCCCTCGGCATCCATCAGGGCAGAATACTGCCGCATCGCTCCAACCGCCCGGCAGTAGGCTTCCAGCGTGGCCATGGTGTCGTCGCCCAGCAGCTGGCGGCGGTGCAGGACGGCCGCCACCCGCTTCCACTCCTTCCGAGCCTCATCACTCAGGCCAGGCGGCGGCGCAGGACACTTGCTGGGGGCGAAATCGCCCTCAATGACGGTCAGATCCGGCTTTCCACCCTTCATCGGGAAGACCCTTTCCTCGGAAAGCCCATTCCGGGCGATGTTGCGTGTGCTGCGGGGGGCGCGGTCTCAGCGCATCGGGCGTCAGATCTTGACCCCCCTATCCCCTCATTGGTTCGGTCCCCGCCTGCCCTCGCCCGGTTGAAGGCCCGCGTCACCTCGCGGTGACAGGGGTGGCAGAGCGGACGGGTGTTGGATCGGACCAAGCGCAGGTCAGGGCGCAGGTGCAGCGGCTCGATGTGGTCCACCTCGGTGGCTGCCGTCACCCGGCCCTCGGCATGGCAAAGGCGGCACAGCGGCTCCTCGGCCAGCACGCGCTGACGAAGCCGCTGCCAGTCCTTGCCGTAACCGCGGGCGGAAGCACTCCCCGCCGCACGGTCCCAGATCCGCTCGCACTCCGGGCAGCGCCGCCCTGTGAAGGCGGGATGCCCCGGCTTCGTGCAGAAGCGTGGCGCTGCCCAGGGCATCAGGCCACCGGAGCGCTGGCAGGGTCGCCGAGGACCACCTGCACGCTGGATAGCGCGCCCGTGGTCGCACCGGAGACGGTCAGCACCGGCCGGACGAACCGCTTGTTGCCGATGTAGCCGACACGCTGCACGGCATTGCCGCCGGCACCGGAGGAGACAGCGGTGAAGCCGCCCGTGAGGTCGCCGGCAGCCACATCGGTCCAGCCGCTGCTGCCGCTATCGCTCTCCTGGATCTTCGGGGTGTGGGTGCCATCGGTCCAGTTGCCGAAGCTCACCAGCACGACGGCCGAGCCGTAGCCCAGCAGATCCACCGCCGTGCCATTGGCCGTGGCGGCGCGGGCAGACGGCGCCAGGGGAAGCGCTGTGACGATGTTGTGGGACAGATCATGCATCGTCGTTCTCCTCTCAGACCGTGGCGATTTTCAGCTTGCGGAGCGCTTCGGCCTTGGCGACGCCACCCGCCACACGGCGCCGCCCATGGAAGCGGGTCATGCCGTTAGTCGCCTGGCTGTAGGGGTCGCGCAGCACCGACAGGGCAACGCGGTCAAAAATTCGGTAACCTTGGCCGAAGTCGCCGAAGACGATCGGCGTGGCGTTGGCGCCCACATCGGGCATGTCCGGCATCTCGACCACCGGGCGGCCCAGCAGCGTGGTAGCCATCGCGCCCGCCAGTCCGGCCGTGGCCAGAAGGTAGTTGCCTGCCGTGTCCTTGAGCTTGCGGGCCGTGGCCAGCGTGTTGCTGTTCATGCCCCACACCGCGTTGCCTCGGTAGGCGGACGGGATGGAGTGATACAGGTCCAGCAGACTGTCAGCGGTGAAGCTGGACGCGTTGCCGCTGGCGACGGTGGGAATGGTCGGGTCCGCCATGAAACCCATGGGACGGAGCGCGCCGTCGCCGTTGACGAAGGCAGCACCCTCGGCCCGGCCGAACTCCTCGGCGAACTCGAAGGACAGTTCCGCCGCCACGTCGAAGGCGCTGTCCTCCAACATGGCGTTGGAGACATCCACCCAGCAGGCGATCTCCCGCACCTCATAGCGGTTCTGCCCGAAGGTCACGGTGGTCTCGGGACGCGGGCTGATCTCGCCCACCCACTGCGCCGTCATCCCGCCGGTACGCTTCGGCAGCAGCACCGCGCCGGCCGCCGTGTTGGTCACGCGGGCCACGGAGCGGACAGGCGAGAACGCCACCACGTTGCGCAGCAGTTCCGCCACGAACTGATCCGGCGCCAGATAGCCGCCGGCCGTATCGTCGCTGACACGGAGCGAGCGCAGCTCCGGCGCCTCCAGGCTTTCCCGGCCGCGGCGCAGGAAGCTGGCAAAGGCGCGCGTCTCCAGCTCCGGTCCCTGGCGCTGCTCAACGGTGGCACCAGGACGGCGCAGAACCGTCTCGGTACGATCCAGGCGGCTGCGGATCTCCGTCAGCGCCGTGTCGAGCTGCCCGAAGCGCTGGTCGGCGCTCGCGGTGAAGCCCTGAACCGCAGAGCGGATCTCAGCCAGATCTTCAGTCTGGTTGCCCTCACCCTCCGGCGCCTCGCGGGTCTCCCAGGCAGGCTTGTTGCGCATAAAGGTCATGCTTTCCTCAGCTTTCCCGCGCATTCGCGGATGAACGCGGCAAGCCCGGCCGCCTCGGGATGGGTGGGAGCCGATCGGACGCTGGCCACGCGCGCCGCGGCCTGAGCCGGGCGGGAGACCAGCGAAACCTCGATCAGCTCCATCTCGCTGACGATCCGGCCGCCGCCCGTAGCGGGCGCAGCGCGGACGGTGCGGAAGCCGATGGACAGGCCGTCAAGCGCCTGCGCTTTCAGCATCGCGTAGGCATCGCGTCCGGCAGTGCTGTCCATCACCAGCATGCCGGTGACGTGCAGGCCGGTGGCATCCTCGCGGAGATCAGTCCACACGCCGACAGGCCGGGCAACATCATGCGCCCAGAGCATCAACGGGCGAGTGCCGGCTGCCTCATGCGTGGCCAGCGACTTTGCAAAGGCGCCGCGCTGCACGACATCGCCGAACAGGTCACGCTTGCCCCAGACGGCCGCATAGCCGCTGATGACGCCGCTCTCCTCCGGCGCGAAGCGCGTCTCAACGCCTGCGGTCTTCTCAATCCGCATCGGTGCCACCTCCTGCAGGAGCGCCATTCACGGGCGCCGTGTTGACGGGCCGCGTGAACACTTCGCCGCCGGCATAGGGGCTGCGGTTCTCCATGGCGCGGATCTCGTTCGGGTTGAACACGCCGGCACTGATGGCTTGCGAGTAGGCGGTGAAACGTGCGGCCAGGTCTGCGCGGGCCAGGTCATCCACCAAAAACTCGATGTAGAGCCCGGCGCCGCGCTCCTCCGGCGTCAGCAGCGTCAGACGCATGGCATCCTGCCAGGCGCGAAGGATCGGCAGCAGCGTGAAGGTGAGGAACTGCTGGCCCATCTCTTCGGCGTTGCTGTGTGTCACACGATCCAGATCGGCCAGGAGATGCAGCGGCACGCGCCAGATGCGGGCGATCTCCTGCAGCTGGAACTTGCGCAGTTCCAGGAATTGCGCATCGACACTGGAGAGCTGCAGCGGCTGGAATTCCAGGCCGGATTCCAGGATGGCGGTCTTGCCAGCATTGGCGCCGCTCTGGTGCTGACTGTCCCAGCTCGCCCTCAGAGAACTGCGCTGCTCCATCGTCAGGAAGTTGGGAGACTTCAAGATGCCGCCCGGCCGCGCCCCCCGGCCGAACAGCCCGGCCCCGTGCTGCTCCAGCACAAGCGACAGCGCGATGGCCTCACGCGCCAGCAAGACCGGACTGTCACCCTGGTTCAGTCCCGCACCGATGCCGCGGATATGCAGGATCTCCGACCGGCTATAGCTGCGTCGGCGGCCATCGGATTCGGTGACGGTATAGACCGGCTCCCGCGTCACGGCGTCGGGCTCGATGCCAACGCTGCCCGGCGCCAGGGGGATCAGCTCGGCAACCTCATCTCCTGCCCGTCCGATCCACGCGAAGGCATTGCCGTGCAGAGCAAGCTGCGTCTGCATCACCAGCCGGAACTCGCTGGCCGGCGTCCACGGGTTCGCCGCGTCCGACAGCAGTGCTTCTAACGGATGATCGTCGGCGCGCTCGCGGCCACCATCGGCAGCGCGGCGGTAGAGATGGACCGGAAGCTGGGAGACGGTCTCGGCCAGCACCTTCACGGCGCCATAAACGGCGGTGCAGCGCAGCGCGGTCTCGGGCGAGACGGAGATGCCGGCAGCGGTGGGACCAGCGCCACCCAGCATGATGGTCGCCCAGGCATCCTTGAGACGCCCCGTTGCCGCCCGGCTTTCGGGGGCGGAGAACAGAGCCTTGATCGAGCCCATCAGGGAGCTTTTGCGCGCCATGTCTGGCAGCGCTACCGCTTCACGCGCGATCGCGGCAAGCGAAACGAAGCCGCTCAGGCCATTGAATTTAGGGCGGAAATTCGGGAGACGGCGGGCCTAGGCTCGGCATCTCCAACGGCCCTATGTCCGCACCTCCACAACCTCATCAGCCTGCAGATGCACAGGCGGGTGACAGCTCCAGCAGCACCAGCCGGAAGGGTTCTCCCGCTCACGCCACCAGCGCCCGGACGGCTTGGCATCGAACCGCCCGCAGCATCCGCAATAGCTTCCCGGTGCAGGGCAGGAAGCGGCATCGGCCCATGAGGGCGGGCGCTGGAGTGCGCTGGCGATCAGTCCCTCAACCTGCCGGCGGTGCTCAGGGCCAGGTCGCCCCACCATGGCTTCCGCCTGGATGGCTTCCCGCTCTTCGATCTCCTCGGCCTCGCGTCCTGCCACCAGCCGGATCAGCTCGGCCTTGCGCGCCTTGGCTTCAGCCAGGAGGGCGGGCTCCGGCTGCTGCCCCCGTAGCCGCAGGATCTCGCCGTCCACGCTCAGCCGAACGCCAGCCTCCTCCAACCGGCGCAGCGTCAGGGCGGCGCTCATAGCGCGGCCTCCCAAACATCCGAGACGCCAGAGTAGGACGGTTCAGCGTTCCGAGCGTTCCCAGCGTTCCGGGCCTTATCATTCAATGACTTAGCGGAACGCTGAGCATTTTCGTTAGCGTTCCCGGAACGCTCATCAGCGTTCCCGTTAGGCTTTTCGGCCTCCTTCCGCTCAATCCGAATCTCGCGCCCGGCGCGCCCCCCAGACGTCGGAAGGATCACCTCCACCCCAGCCCGCCGCAGAGCCGGGGAAACCCGCTTCAGGCGCGCAGAGAGGCGGGCAGCATCCTTCGGATAACCGCGCTCGCGCTGGACCTCCAGCGGCACCGCCCCGTTTATCAGCTCCAGCAGCCGGGTCGCGGTGCCGGTCCACAGGCGGTAGGTCGCGGCGATACCCTCCACCGCAACCGCGATGGGATCGGCCTCGATGACGGTTGCCACCGCCGCCCGCCGGTTGCCCTCTATGGCCTCCAGCATCGCCTCCTCGGTCCAGCCGAAAGCCGGAGCGGCGGCGCAGGCCAGGCGGGCAAAGTCGGCCATCCTCGGCAGGCGCGACAGCCGGATGGTCGGCAGGCGGCGCAGGGCCATCGCCAACCCGTCCAGCAGCAGCGCCAGGATGCCCGGCGCGGCCTCGGCGAAATCGGCCCACACGTCCGCCTCGGGCTTGCGGGCGGCGTCGGGGATCGGCGGCAGCGTTATAGCCAGGGCGCGGTCGGCCAGGTCGCCTCGGGCCAGCAGAGAGGGAATGCCGTTCAGTAGCACCGGCCGGGCCACGGAGACGATGATCTCCTCGCCATCGGAGTAGAGTTTGCGCTTGCTGAACCCCGCACCCGTCGCGAGGCGGCACAGCGCATCGGCCATCTCCGCTTCCAGGTAGGAGACGTTGTCGATCGCCACCACGCGGCCGTTCTGAGCAGCGATCAGGAGATCATCTTCGGAGCGCGGCGTCGCGCGGTGCTCGGCCAAGTTCGGGTCGATCAACCGGCGCAGCATCTTTGAGGCAGTGCTCTTGCCGCTACCCTGCTCTCCGTCCAGCGCCAGCACCGGGTAGGGTCCACTCGGGAACAGCCCAGCCAGCAGCCACGCGACCACCAGCTGCAGGTCGGTCAGGTCTTCCTCGCCTTCATGCTTCGGCACGGAGAGGTTCAGCAGCTTTCGCAGCTTCTGCAGCGCCTGCGGATCGCGCACGGGCACCGGCAAGGCGCGCATCCCCGGCGAGCGGATTAGGGGCACGTCAGCAGAGTCGATCACCTTCCATCCGGCGGCATCCACTCGCACCAGGCGCCAGGCGTTGTCGCCGAGATCCAGCCAGACCGCTTCCCCGTCGCGGAGAACCCGCACCTCCGGGTCACGCGGCGCCTCGCGGATGGCCATGGCCTCCAGCGCCGGCAGGGCCTCGGAGAGTGCCGTATCGGACACGCTACCGGGATGGCCGTTCTTGGTCGGGTGACGCTCGGCGTAGATGGTACGGACCAGCATGCTGAAGGCGCGGGAACGCACCCGAAAGCGCGCCGTCTCGCCGTCCTTTCCGATGACGGTCGCATAGGTGTTCCAGTCGGGATCGCGCCAGAAGATCACGCCTGCATCCAGCACCGCATCGATGATTTTCTGGCGCTGGCCAGGACCGCGGCGGCCCTCCTCCGCCTCATCCTCCGGGCGATCGTCACGGACGGTAAAGCCCTCAGGCATGCGCAGCCTCCCGCGCCGTCACGCTGGCGCGTAGCAAGTCGTTGAAGTCGGGATGTTCATCGGGCGTGGCGACACGGACCTTGCGCCCCTCCGCCCGCCAGCGCTTCGCCGCATTCCATGCGGCCCGCTGGCCGGCCGGATCGCGATCGGCCGCGATGACGACGCTGCGCACCTTGGCGGGCAGCTGGAGGCCCCTCTCCAGGTTCCCAGCGGAGAGCGCCGCCCAAGCCGGCAAGCCCATCAGGCGGCCGGCCGAGGCGGAGGATTCGATGCCCTCCCCGATCACCAGCTCGGCCGCAATCGGGTCCAGCCGGATCGCACCGCCCCACACCGGGCCAAGCGATGCCTTCACCGGAGTGGCCTTCGCCTTCCCGGCCGTGGTGGCGTCCAGAAAGGTCCGATGCGTCGCGACAAGGCTGCCTTCTGCGTCGGTCACCGCCGCCATCAGCGCCGGCAGTTTGCCGCCCTCCGGGTGGTGCACGTCTTGCCGGAAGCGCAGCGCGGAGGAGGCAGCCAGGCCGGCGAGATGGCGGGTGATCAGGTAGCGGTCGGCCAGCGTGCCGGCAGCGGGAATGCTGCCGTTCCACATCGCCACGGCCGCCGCCTGCTTGCGTCTGCGGGTCGCCTCTTCGTCCTGCACGTCACGCTGCGGCGGTTCCCAAACATGGCCGGCGATGCGCGCGAGGGCGTCGCCCAGGGCTTCCTGCGGGCAGCCGTTGCTGCAGTAGAGGAGCGCGCGCTGCTCCTTCCCCGAACGTAGGCTGAAAGAACTGCGATAGCCGCAGCTCGGGCAGTCACCCCGCCACGAGCGCGGATGCTTCTTCAAGTTCAAGCGCTGAGCCAAATCGGCCGGCGACAGCAATGCCACGCCAATCTCCTTTGCTGAGAGGGCTTGGCAGCAGGCTCAGAGTCTGCGAGAAGATCAGTGCTCCCCAGCACCGACCATCCCGACCTTGCCTGCTGCCTTCCCCCGTTCAGGCGGTCCGCTGCGGCGCCTTCCGGCGCCAGGCGATCACCACATCCGCAGACAGATTCTCCAGAGTCTTGCAGGCGCTTTCGGGCTTCTGCCGGAGCGGGGTTTCGGGTTCCGTCCAGCGGCGGCGGAAGTGAGGGTTGCAATCCGGATCGGACTGCGCAGCGTATCCGGCAGCGTCCATTAGGCGATCTCGCTGCTGCTGGCGCGCAGCCTGCCGAGCCGTTCGGCGGCCCAGCGGTCCAGCTCATCGCGCGGATAAAGCGGCGTGCGCAGCGCCTTGTGGAAGTGCGGGCCACCGCCGGTCGTCACCATCTTCGCCAGCGTGGCCGGCGCGATGCTGATGCCGTGGGCGATCTCCAGATACTCGGCCGCCTCCCAGCGCCGCAGGCGCGGCTTGCGGAGGGCGGGCGGCAGGCAAGGCTCGGGCGTGCGCGCCTCGGGGCGCGTTTCGTTAGTCATCGTTTTCCTCGTGATGAAGCGGGCTGGAGCAGGCGATCCGCGAAGGATCAGGAGGTGTCGTTCACCGGCATCCCGCTTCCTCCTAGTTCAGCCTGCTGTGGCGCTGGGCGCGAAGCTCCGCGACGGCTTGGCCCAGATCTTCCAGCATCTGGTCGACCGGCAGCAGCATCACCGGGACATGCAGCGCCGCGTCGAGGTTGGGCGAGCCGGGCGAGACCCACTGCACCATCGGCTTACGACCCTCCCAGGCGATCAGAAGACCGCGGTTGCCGCCGTCCTTCGCGCCCTCGGCGGCGCTCTCCGCGATGTTGACGATGTGGCCCAAGCTCATCAGCTCCGCCTGGTTCAGGTACAGGGTCACGTAGAGGCCGAGCACGGAGCGGAGCGTCAGGTAGCCGGGCTGCACCGGGCGGAACGGGCCGCTCAACAGGCCTGCCATCATCCTCTCGTCAGCGCCCAGCAGGGTCGCGATATCGTCGATCGAGATCAGCGACTCCGCCGTGATCGGCTGGTGCGGCGAGGAGGTGGAGTTGGGGATGAAGGTTGGCATCACTCCTCCCGCGCAGCCCGAGAAGAGCCGAACGGGTTCGGCGGCATCGTGACGACATGGGGCTTTTCGTTCATCGCTTCGCGCACATCCGCCACGGCGCGGCCGACAGGAACCACAATCTGCATGCGGGGCCAGCGATCAGAGCCATTAATCCAAGCGGCGGAGAAGTTGCCACGGACCTTGACGTGCTCCATCAGATCAACGGTGCTTTCCCAGCCCAGCGCCACCTTGAGGTCATCGGGCTCACGACCCTCCCAGACGTCGCGCGCATCCTGCGTGAGCGCGCGGGCGGCGTTCACCATGCGGCTCGGCTCGAAGCCTGGCGGGACTCCCGTCAAGTCGTTGAGGAGGCGGAGGAACAGCACGTCCGCGATGCTGAAAGTCCACCGGCTGACCGGCGGCGGGTGACGCACGCCGCAGGTATAGGTTCCACGCTCCAATTGGGTGCGCAGCAGCTTGGGATAGAAGCCGCTGTACAGGGCAGCCTCCCTCATCCCAAACCGCTGCTCGTCAAGATCACTGGCCATGGTGCTCTCCGTCGTTAGAAACGGTTGTAGCACCATGCGTCATAGGGAGTCAAAGGCTACGTTTGTGGATCGCTGGAGAAATCTACTCGGGCGAGACGGCGCCTGATGCGGCCGATGCGCCAAGCGTTCCAGACGATCCGGCAGCGCAGGAACGCAATCTGCGCGTGGACGCGGAGGAGGTACGCCCCGCCACAGGGACTACCGGCGCGGTGCTGGATCATGCGGCGCTCTCCGCCTCGTCCAACATCACGCGCGCTTGCTCCGCGAGGGAGTGCAGAAGGTCCGCCTCGACGGCGAGCCCGCTCCAGCTCGTTCCGTCCTCCATTCGCTCGGCAAAGACGATCAGGCGCCGCAGGAAGGCGGGGAGGCCGCCGGGACTTGGCTCAGCCAGAGCCTCGATGGCCGCCGCTTCCGCATCGCACCACCGCTCGACACAGGACCAATCCTCATAGGCCGCGCTCTCCATAGCGTCCTTGCGCGCCATAACGGCGCGGTAGGCGGCAAGCGCAGGATCGGCAGGGGCCGGAGCGGCAAACGCCAAGCCGGGCGCAGCAGTGATCGGCAGGAGGGCGGCGAAGGCGGATCTTCTGGTGATGCTCATGCCACGTCTCCCGCCGGCCGCTCGGCATCCGGCGCGTAGATGTTGACGGCGATGTCCGCCAGGTTGATCCCGGCTGCCTCGGCGATGACGGGGAGGCAGCGGTGCAGAGCGCGGACCGCTCTTCTGAGTCCCTCTTCACCGTCCTCAACGTCGATTGCGACCCCGACCTCGTTCGCAGCCAGCAGGATCTGCGCGGCGACATCGGCCAAGCTCATCGGCTCGGCCGCCAGCACCATCCTCTCGAAGGCCTCGGTGCGGTCGCAGGCCGCGTGCCAAGCCTTGCCCGCGCGGGCGTATTCCTCGCTGCCCCGGTTGAGCCGCATGGAGGCGGCCTCGGCCCGCTCCTCCGCCGCACGCAAGGCAGGCAGGAAGCAAGCCAGGGTGAAGGCCGAGAGATCCTGCTTCAGGCGGGGCATCACAACAGACCTCCGGCCAAAATCATGCCCAGGCCGAAGCCGGCCAGCGCGACGGCGGCGGCATAACCACCGACCAGGAAGGGCGGCAGGCTGCCCGTTGCCACGTAGGCCCGGCAGCGCTGCAGAGAGGTAGGATGGATGGTGAAGGGCGCCGGAGCCAGTCTTCTTCTGGCAGCGGACGCGGGTGTGCTATGGGCATGGGTAGCCATTGCCGGCTGTCCTTCTACAGCAGGTGGTGGTCAGGCCGGGCGCGGGAGGTGGTGCTCCTCGCTCGGCCGATTTCGGTTGGAGTAGTGTCCAACCTCGATTAATATGATTGGCATGATTCGAAACGTCAATCAGAAAGATTGAACTTGCCGCCGCAAGCAATCTCTGCCGCGCAGTGTCGCGGCGCCCGCGCCATGTTGGGGTGGAGCCAATCGCAGTTGGCGGAAGCGGCGCAGGTCGCTCGTCAGACGGTCGTGGACTTTGAACGAGGCGCCCGTACCCCCTACCCCAACAACCTCACCGCCATCCGCGCCGCCCTAGAGGCGGCCGGCGTCGAGTTCATTCCGGAGAATGGTGGAGGTGCTGGGGTGCGGCTCAAGCAGCGCCGGGCGGAGGCCACGCAATGACCGAGGCGATGTGGTTTGGCTTAGGCACTATCTTCGCCACCTTCATCGGCCCCATCGCCGCCGTGCTGGTAACTAGGTGGGTAGATCATAAGCGTGAGCGATATAATCGTCGCCTTGAGTTGTTCCGCACTCTTATGCGGACAAGACGCGCTCCCTTATCGCAGGAGTTTGTGGGAGCGCTAAATCTTATTGAGGTTGAGTTCTATGATGTTCCTGAAGTGATCAAGCCTTGGCAGAATATGCTAGACATTCTGAATGGTCCCCTAGCCACCTCCGAAGAAGAGGGGCGCCGATTTGGAGAAAGGACGGAATATGCAAGGGCCGTTTTACTCTCTAGCATGGCTAAAGCTCTGCGCTTTAGTGTTCCCGATCTGGATATTTTTCGGGGCGGCTACAGCCCGCGCGGTTGGGCTGACATAGAGAGCGAGCAGACATCGATTCGCGGCTTTATGGCGCAGGTTGCTTCCGGGAAGCGTCCGGTACCGATTACGCTCCTGCCGGCAGTTGCTCCTCCTGCGGAAAGCCAAGATGCGCAAGTGAAGACGAGCGTACCGGAGAGGAAGGATCAACAACCAGAATGAAGATCGACCAGGACTACCTAAAGAGCTTATTGGATGCCTTCGAGGAGGCCCCTGGGCCGGTCACAGACATTCAGCAACTCCGGGCGTCCGGCCTCGACTATCGGACTGATGCCTTTGTCTTCCACGCTGAGATTTTAGCTGATCAAGGCTTCCTCACCCGAGACGACAGGAAGGCCGGTATCGGAATACAGCGCGGAGCGGACGGGTCCATCCAATGGTCGGTCTTACCTCTTCGCCTCACAGCTGCGGGCCATGAGTTCGCCGAAAACCTCCGCAATAAGGAGGTTTGGGCCACCATTAAGACCAGCTTCAAGGATGCCAGCATCAGCACACTTGCGAGCGTGGCGAAGCAGTTGGCTGAAGGGTACGCAAAGCAGAAGGTGGAGCGGCTTTTGGGGCTGGGCGCCCCATAACAAAGCCCGCCGCGGCAGGGCCGGGCGGGCTGTCTATCTGTTAGTCGAGATCTCTGGCGATTCGCTTTAGCTTCGTAATCGCATCGTCCAGCTCTCTCTTGGCCGCAGCGATGTCACCACGCGTCATAGCTCTCTCGCAATCATCAAGTTCATTGCGGATAACGCGCTGAATTGCAGACGCAGCCTCATTCTTTTCCATAGCCATCCTCTCTTACCGACGACACGTAGCGCCAGTCTTCGGCACGTTGTCAGGAGACAGAGTTCCAAACTGCCCTGCCGGTTATGCAGCCTTCAGCTCTGGTGCCCAGCTTTCTTCTGGGCGCGAGTTCCGGCGCTCAATGATCGGCCCGTCCTCAGCAGTGCGAAGATGCATCACGATCTCCGGCCAGGCCTCATCATCGGCACGTTGCCGCGCCTTCAGTGCAAACAGGGCATCCATATCCGCCCTTAGCTCAGGCATGCGCTGGGCCAGGATGGCGACAGTGGCCATACGCACCTCCTTGTCCGCCCAAGCTCCAACGCGCTGCTTATTGTTTTCCCAGCGAGAGAAAGTGGCAGGGTCCATGTGCAGGTTCTCCGCAAACTCCTTCGCGGAGACGCCGATCGCCTTGCGCATAAAGCGGACCTCTCGGCCGTCCAGCTCGACCGGAATAAACGCTCGTGCCACCGCTACAGCCGCAGCGAGGCCTTCTAGATTAGGCACGGAAATCCCGACGGGCTTTCCCGCCTCATCGAGATACTCGACCGCCGCATTAATGAGGACGATCGGGTAAGGCAGGCCGAGGCCTTCTTCCTCGTACCTCTCCATAATACGACGCTGCATGGTTCTCTCCGTTAATCGAGGACCGTTATGACAAGAACGTCCGGCTCAATAGGGG